CTCTAATACGTAGAAATATTTCAGCTACATTAACTACTTCTGGATTTGGACAAGGTGCAATATTTGATGTGGTAGTAAATACTAATGGTACATATAGTTTAAAAATAGTAAAAAAAGGCGAAGATTACGTAATAGGTAATCAATTGAAAATATCTGCTTCTCAACTTAATATACCAGGAGCAACAATAGCTAATGATATTACAATTACTGTTCAAATAGTTGGGGATGGATTATTTACTGGAAGAGTAGAAGGACAAAGACTTATACCTGGATTTGGATTAAAACCAGTTTATATTGTAAATAGAAAATTAAGTAGAGAACACTTACCACAGCATTATCATGGTGGTAGTTATGATACAATTAATAAAAGTGACGTTGGCGTTAATCCAGGAGTTGGTGTTGGAATTTTTGAAAATCCATCTATCACTGTTTTAGAATATTGGGTTTATTGTGGACCTGATAATAATCCAATTGGTGCTGATGGGTGTCAAGTTGGCTCTGTAAGTCATAATAGTACAGCAACTGTATGGGCAAATAGTAAACCAAATGGAGAAGTTAATGTTCCTGGTGGATTTTTTAGTCCATTTACATATGGAAGATTTGCATTGGCTACTATTCAAGGAACACCAGCGCCTCAACCACATTCACCCGAATTTTGTATAACAGCAAATGCACATGGAGTAGGAAGAGATTGGTTTATAAGAGGTACTGGAGTTGCAGGAACCCAATTTGAATTAAGAAATTTTAATAACGCAACATCTCTTGATAATGGTCCATTGCAATTATTAAGAGACACAGGAAAATTAAATGTTGGTTCTACTATACCATTTTCTGATAATGGAAATCCAATATCGGCTCCAAATTATGACCCAGGTGGAAGTAATGCAGGAGATAGTGAAAGTCCTATAGGAGCAATTAACACGACAAGACCAGTTTTGATGAATAATGCTGCTTTAAATTATAATCAAACTACTGAAACAAATCCAATTGCAAAGCAAGTTATAGACCCACATAACCATAATGGAGAATTTACTATTGAATACGATGGTGAGGGAATTGAAATAAGACCATATATTGATGTTAGTGTTAGGGCAAATATTACTCCAGAATCTATCAATAATGCTTTTAATATAGAATTTATTACTCCAACAGCTTCGTTATCTGTAGTACATTTAATAAGAGCTTACTAAAATGACTGTATATTACACAAAAGAAAGATCAAAATTTGGAGGAATTACTGGTAGTATATTACCCTTCACTATCCAATTGCCAGATTTTAATGACCCAGCTGATATAAATTGGAAAAGATATTTACCTGCTGGTTATTTGCGTTGTAATGGGGATATATTAACCGCAACTACTTATCCAGCACTAGCATCTGTTTTGGGAGTAGGATCTGCATCTAAGTTTGCAAAAGATCCAGAATCTATGTTACCAACAGAATTTCAACTTCCAGATCTAGGATCAAAATATATTAGAGCTTCTAATGCAAATGGAGAATATTTTAATTTAACCTTAAGTGATGATCCCACAACTTTTAAAATAGGCACAGAATTAAATGTATCTAGTTTGATAGGTGAAGAAGAAATTTTTGGTTATAGTGGAGACTTTGAAATCATAGCAAAGGAAAATTTACCGTTTATTGGAAATGCTGTATTTAGAACAGAAACTGGATATACATCAAATGATGCTTTAACTATTGATAATTTTCAAGCTCATAATCATGAAGCTCCCAGAGTAGGAGTTTTCACTTATCTAGCTCCTTGGTCAGATTCTGGTTTTGTTGGAACTCATTCTGATGGTACTATTATAGGCAGAGGAGGAAATAATGCACAAACAGAAGGATCTAATAATTTAGTTGATATTGATTCCCCAACTGGTTCAACTATATCAACTCAGCATAATCATAGAATTGTGCTACCAAAATCATCTGATATAAAAAGTAATACAACGTTTTCGTATGGTATTCCAAATAATATAAATGTTTCTGCAGAAGGTTTGGAAAGTACTGTTTTTGTTACAGCAGAAAGAATAAAAAAATTAGATGATGCTATTTCTCCATATATTTTAGTAGAATACATTATAAAAATATAAAAATGGCAATAATATCTTCAAACGAATGGAATACTTTATCATTATCAGCGTATAACGAATATTACACTCCAGTAGTTAGTACTGATGGATACGCAGATCTATTATATAATTTTGGGGTTGAAGCATCCACTGGGATATTAGAATATGATATAATATTTGAAAATAAAGGACAACAAATATTTAATACAGCAGCAGATGATCAAGCTTGGCTTTTTATAGATGGAAGATTCCAAGGTATTTTTGGTAATAAAAGTCAAAGTTTTTTATTAATAACCAAAGATTATTACGAAGAAAATAGTGTACATAGAATACAAATTATTGCAAACAATACAGATCCTAAAACTGCCATATATGTAGCTGCGGACTGGTACGATTACAAATATGATCCAGTAAATATAAAAAGTTTTTTTGCATCTCCTAATCCTTTATATGGAATAAATGGAACTCCCACAAGTACCCTTACTTTAAATTGGGAAGTTTCTAATTACAAAAAAATAGAAATAAATCAAGGCATTGGTGATGTTACATCTTCTCAAACAGGATTTACAACAATAGATACACAACTAAAATCAATTGTTCCTTCGAGATCTCCAGCCACAAAAACATATACATTATATGCATATGGATTTTTAGACACAGATGTAGTAGAACAAAATTTAATAGTACAGGTGTTTAATGATAATACACCTAATGATTTTAGCATCCCTGCAAGTGGATTTACTAGCAGTTTTATTGATAAAGAACCAAATCAAGTTATAATTCATAATTTGGGTACTATTAGAGGAATTGATATGAATACTAGAGTTGTTTGTAGTGATGGACTGCAAGCAACTACTAGTATAAATCCAGAAAGTAGTGCTTCAAACTGGTCTAGTAATTTTTTAATGGAGCCAAATAAAAATTTAAGTATAAGATTTAAAACTCCACCATTGAATCCAGATCCAGAAGGATTGCCAAATGTTGTGGAATATTTTTTGGAAATAGGTACAGTTCGTAAATATTTTACTGTTTCTACCAGATCTCCATATACAGATGAATCTTTTGATTTTCAAGACAATAGTGAAGTTTACCCATATCCTAAACTTCATACAACTCCATTACCAATACCAGAACCTTACATAGTTAGCAATTTACCCTCAAGTGAAAGTTTGATAATTGATGATACTGATTTATCTAATGTAGATACTGGACTAACTAGTGGTGGAATAGAAATAAAAACAACATTAAATGATGCAGTTGAAGTGAGATTTAAGAGAAATTTTGATGGTTGGAGTGAATGGACACATCCAAATCAAATGTATGATAGTTTTACATCTCAAAACCCAAGAACATTAGAACTTATGGATATGGATTATTTAATTGATCGATCAAATCAAACAGTTACAAATAATAAACCGAAGGAAATTAACACTAGAAATTCTGGTAAATTATTTGCAAAAAATATTGATGTATTTTAATAAATACAAATAGTAATATAATTTTTATGGGAAGCGGAATTGTAAAGGACGAATTATTTACAATTGAAAATGGGAAATCTTCTGGAGAGTGGAAAATTCCTTTCGCTGTGATCTCAGTTTACGCCGAAGCTTGTGGTGGCGGGGGTGGTGGAGCTGGTTGCAATAAAGATTTTGATTTTTATCCAGACAATGCTGGTGCTGGTGGCGGTGGAGCTGGATGGGGAGCTAAAAAATTTTCAGTTAGTTATGGGGGAAAATTTTTATATCAAGTTGGTGTTGGAGGTGCTGGAAATAAAAACGGCAATTTTGACCAAGGAGAGTTTGGAAATGGTGCAGCTGGAACAGCTTCAATCATACGTTACATAGCAAAAGGAGGAAATGAATCTCCAGGATATGGAGTTAAATTAGAAGCTGGCGGTGGTGGTGCTGGAGGAAAAGGATTTGGTGGTTTTGGTGGTGTAGTACAAGGAGCAGATACATCAAAACCTGGAACCAAAGGACAAGATGCTAGAGAAGGAATATCAGTATCATTAGGAGGCAATCCAAAAAATGCTAAAGGTGGTGGTGGCGGTGGAGCAGCTGGTCTTGGATTTGGGGCAAGAACTGATGGTAAGGTAAATGTATCATATGACTATAATGTATGTGTCAGTATAACATATCCACAGCCAAAAACTGGTGATATGCCATATTGTAATGAATTTAAATCTGGAACTGGAAGTGAAGATGTAGTCATGAAGATTTGTGGTGGTGGTGGTGGAGATGGAGTTAATATTGGAGGAGAATTAAAAGAATCTGGTGAAGCAGCTACAAAAAGACCTGGAGGATATTATAATATTGATGGAAAGCCTGGAAAATTATATGGAGGTGGAGGTGGAGGTGCTTCATCTGGACATAATAAAACAACTTTTGCTTATCCAGATGATACTGAAGGTTGGAAAGTATCTGAATATCCACTAAATTCAACAGATTATACTTATACTTATGCATTAGAATATTTTTCTCCAAACCCATTAGAAGAAGTTGAGTTAACAAATTCATTAAAAAATGGAGATGGCGCTGATGGTGCAAATGGATTTATCTATGTTAAATATGAATATGAAATACCAAAAATAGATTTATTACAAGTAACAGAGCAAAAAAGTACAGGGGGATTTCCACGAGATGATGTAATAATATCTTGGCGTACAACACATGCAAATGAAATAACTATAATCAATACATCTCAAAATAATCATGAAATTTTAAAATTAGTACATGATTTAGATACAGGAGAAAATACTATCACGACAAGTAGTACTAGAATTCCTTATCCAAATTCTGAGCAATTAGCTAATTTGACATACTCAAATGGAGCCTATCAATTTAGTACTTTACAAAGATCTGTTGCTGGTGTTTGTTCACCTTCTGTAAATACTTATAGATTAATTGCAAAAGGTCCTGGAGGAGAAGCAACGAGAGACATAAATGCATCAGTATATAATGATGATAGACCATCATCTCCAAATAGTATATTAGATACTCCAAAAATGGAGCCAAATTCAACAAGAATTTATAATCTTGGCTCTTTAAATGGGGTTGATATGAATTGCTATGTAGAAGCAGTTAATTGTCAATTTGATATAAATGCAGATGGAAGTTGGAGATCTAGTGCTTTAGTTGAAAATGGAAAAAATTTGAGGGTAAGAGTAACTGCTTTACCTTTCAATTCAGATGAAAATGGATTAATTAATATTAAGTCAGCATCATTAAAACTAGGAAGAGGATTTACAGAACCAAATGGCAACTAAAAAATATGATATCTCTTTACAAATCAACAATGCACAAAAAGTAAAGGTATATAGCCCTCCCTGTGTTAATTTATCATTGCAAATAATCAATTCTAGTACAGAATTATTAAAATTTTCTGATTATTCTGATGTTGCACTGCAAATAATTAATGGTAATTTACAAGAAAGTTATTGGGCTGGTGGAAGCAATGTAAATGCTTCTGTTCAATATACTGGTGCTGGGGGAAATTTAGGAACAATTTATAAAGCATCTTCTAATATTATTATGACTATTGATGGAGTTGCAACAGTTCAATTTGATACTTCTATTGCAAACAATTCATCAGATCAATTGAGAATATATTTAAATGATGACGGATTTATTAGTTACAATTTTTTAAATTTTGAAATTGGAAGAAATTATGAATTTACTTATACTAATGGATCTAGTACTGTAGGTATAAATTTTGTCAATCGTAATTATACTTGTCCAATAGGAACTATACCAAATCCACCAGAAAATCCAGAAAATACTACTTTGCCGCCAGAACTTAATTGCGATGGGGATTTATGGAGATCTGCTGTTGAATTAAATTTTGATATTATAACAAGGGAACCAATAATATTAGAAAAATTTGATTTTGGGGATAATATTAATAAAGTACCATATCCTGGAAAAAATGATCCATTACAACTATACGATTATACAGGAACCGAAACAATTAATCAATGGTTAGTTTCTCCTCCAGATGGTAAACCAATAATTGTTGATGATGTTGAATTATCAGATCCATATGGAGTTCAAATAAAATCAAATGATAGTGAATTGCAAGTAAAATCAAACAGAACAAATAATCAATGGGTAAATCCAAATTTGTTATAATAAATATATACAAGTAAAGATTTATTTTAAATATTATGAAATATGAATTAAATCCAAATGAAATGTTTTACTCGGAAATTATTGAAGTTGATGGATTAGATGAAAATGAAAAAAAACCAATCTATTCAAATTTACCAATTGAAATTCGAATAAATTCTGGTGAATGGATAAAGATAAATCCATCAAATCAAGATAAATACTAAAAAATAAAGCATTTTAATCATTAAATGGCGCAAAAAGTTCTCGTTGGCAATGGTGATTTAGTTGAAATTAGATATCCAACACCTTCTACTTGGAATACTAAAGTAACTGTTCAAGTTCAAATAGGAACTGGGGTTGATCCAACTGACGTTACTTTTGGCACCAGAATACCAGATGCTACTATTGACCCAATATCATTTGATAACAATCAAGGTAGAATTTCAACATCGTCTACTACTTATCAAACAATATTTGAAAAAAATACTTTTTATTATTCGAAAGAAATTACAATTGAAGGAATTGAAATTGTAGTTCCAGCAGTGATACAAACTTCTATTTCTGGACCAACACCAAATAAAACACTTACTAGTAACGCTTCACAGGCTGCGTTTAAAGTAAATAATTCTGGAGATTGGGTAACTAGTGCGAATATAAAAAATGGAGACAAGATAATTTTTAGAATAAAAACTGAAGATTGGTATTGCAAAACAACCACAATAAATTTTATAGTAGGAGATCAAACTTGGGGTACAAATATTGGAAGACCTTCTACTGTAGTATCGCATAGTTGGAGTATAACTACAAGAGCACAAAAACAGACTGTAGATCCATATACATTACCAGACGAAGTTGATGCAAGATATGCATTTTTCAATAGTTGGAAAACAAGATCAGTCCAAATTAAAAATATTGATGAGGATACTTTACTTACTGTTAGTGCAACTGGAGATGGTCAAGTATCAAAGGACAATATAAATTGGTATACATTAGGAACAACTAATCATGTAAATGCTCCAAATGACGGTAGTATTGTTCACAGTGGTCTTTTAAAAAATGTTGTATTAAATGATACTCTTTATTTTAGAATTTTTACAAAAGATTATGCTAAAAAATCTACGTCTAAATTTGATGCATATGTAATTGAACAAGAGTATGCAACTGTAAATAATATTTACAGAGAAAATAATGTAGCTGGTACATATAATACAGTAGTTCAAACTAAAGGAACTCAAAAAAATGATTGGCAAGTATGGACCGAAGTTGATAGGTATCCCGATCCAATATCTTTGTCACCAATTTATACGTATTCAGAAACAGGACAAAAAGTAATTGTTTCTAATAGACATATATTCAATAATGCAGAAGTATCTACTTATTATTATGCAGAGTTTATAGTATCTGGATTAGGAGTTGAATATGCTTCTTTAGATCCAAATACTATAAATGATCCAGAACCAAAACCAATGTATTGGGATGTGGGACCTGCAGTAGATTTAGGAGGAGAAAAAAATCCACCATTTATCACAGAATTTGTAAATGGTAGAGATGTTGAAATACAATGTAGGGTAGATCAAGGATCTGCCAGAATGAAAAGAGTTAGAATTATTGATGGAGTAGAGGAAATATCACCAACATGGCGTGACAGATTTTATGTTAAAAATGGTGATAAAGTAATTGTTAGACTTTCTGCTAATTCAACGTATAATAGTCAATCAATTAGCAAAATTGAACTAGATGGTCCTCCATTGGGAGGAGATGTAGCTAATGGATATGGAAATCCTACTGAAGGACCATCTGTTGCTAATAGATCTTTTGAAAATGCTACTGACACACTAACAATAAAAACAAGGGTTAAGCGAGATACGCCATCTCCATTTAAAGCAAGAAATGTTTATAATTCATCTACTTTAACAGAAGGTTTTGCTAGAATTGCCATTAAAGATTTTGATAGTCCAGCATTAGCAGATATTGTAGTGCAATCATTTGGAGCTAATGGAAAATTTTCTTATGGGGATGAAGAATCTTCTGATTTATTATCATTACCAGTGGGAACATCTAATGTTGATTTGGTAGCAACATCTCCCCAAGAAGATGGGGGAATTGCTTCAATAAATTATAAAATTGGTAGTTTTTTTGATAATTTTAGAATTTTTACTAAAAGAAAAAATTATGAATACTTTTCAGTAAGTGGTGATAATGATATTTACGTGGATGTAAATATCCCAAATTACGCAAATACAATATATTTTTATATTGAGGGAGCTGGAGGTGGAGATGGTGGATCTGATGAAGGAACAAGCATTGGGGGTAGAGGTGGTGTTGGTAATTTTTTGGCTGGAAAAATAGATGTAACTGAAGATTTTTTAGAAGATTTTGGAGTACTCAGATTATATGCTGGGAAACCTGGGCAAGACGGACTAAGTAAAGCAATTGGTAGTGATGGTGGAAATGGTGGATGGGGATATGCTACAGGAGGAAATGGTGGTAAATCTGGAGGAGCAGATGCTTCTGGATCTGGTGGCGGTGGTGGAGGTGGTTCTGCAATTGCATTAACTAATGGAACTCTGCTTGCTTTTGCTGGAGGCGGTGGAGGTGGAGGTGGAGGTGGTAATGATACTGCACCTCCAGATATAACATATGACCAAAATGGAAAAGCTATAGTTTTACAAAATGGAAATTATTGTCCTTATGATAATAATTTTGGCGAAGAAAGAGGAAATTTTGGATCTTTAAATACTAGTACTTTACCAAATTTAAGTGGTTCTGATGGCCAATCTCAGTTAATTACATCAAAAGGTGGTGGTGGTGGTGGAGCTGGTGGTGGTTATGGAATTGCTGGATTAGTAAGAACAGAAAGATTAGATGAATTTGGCGAAGTTATACAAACTACTGATGTAGATGCTACTGGAGGAACTGGGGGAGGAGCTTATCATAGATTAAGTTATAGTTTAAATAATATTTCTTACTTAACGACAGAATTAATTGATAACACATCATTTTCTAATTATGGAGCACCACCAAGAGAATCAGGAAGAGTAATTGTATTTTGGTCAGAACAGAATAGAACTCCTGCAGACTTTAGTATTTCAACAGTTTCAGATTTAAGCATTAATACTGAAATTGAATCCAATAAAGTTCAAATAACTGGATTTACAGGAAGAATTTCCGTTTCTGTTTCTGGAATGCAATCTAAAATTAGATCATGTGATATAAATGGAAACAATTGCGGAGAATATTCTTCTAATGAAGTACTGATAAAACCAGGACAGTATATACAAATATTAGCTACAACTGGATCTGAATATTTTAAAACTTATGCAGTTTCTGTAACTGCAGGTACATTATCAAGAGTATGGTATATTTCAACTGGAGAACCACCCGATAGATATCCAGATGGTTTCAATTATATACCACCAAAATTAAATCAAGATCCAAGTACACCAGAAAATATAAATTATGTAGAAAGTGATGCTATACAAATTAATAATATTAATGTTCCCGTAGATATTACTGCTACTAACAACAATACAAAAATTTCTATATGTACGGATGAAAATACTTGCGGTTCATTCCAAAGTGGTGTTAGATCAATTGAAGGTGGTCAATATTTTAAATTACAATTACCTGCCTCCACATCTTATAATACTAGTGTAACAACTGGTGTAACAGTTGGAACATCTTCTCTGGTAAGTTGGGAAGTTAAAACTTATTCTGAGCCAAATAGACGACCAAATGATTTAATTTTTAGAAATAAATCTAATACTCCATTATTAACAAGAGTAGATAGTAATAGACAAATAATTTCTGGAATTAGTATAGCAATTAATTTTACTGTTGATGGTGGAGCTTTAATAAATTTAAATGAAGAGGATACTGAATTATCATCATTACAAGTTGTAGAAAATGATGTAATTAGATTATATTATACAACATCAAGTACTGCAGGTGATCAAAAAATATTTGACATTACTGCTGGAACTTATGAGACAACATGGACAGTTACCAATACAGGATTATTTGGAACAGTACCAAATGTTTTTGTTTTTGCTGATAAAAGAGGAAATCCAAATGAATATGTTGAAAGTAATGAAATAACAGTAAGTGGACTAGCAGAAAATATTTCAGTTCCTTTATATGCAACTAATAGAGCAGAAATTAAATTATATGGTACTCAAATTAATAATTCTATTTTAGATGAATCATCTGCTGTTTGGGTGGAATATACATTAGATAATCCAGCAAATGTAAAGAATGGTGCAAAGATAAAGGTAAGACTATTAGCAAGTGAATTTCCAGGATTTTCAGTAACTACTAATGTTAACATTGGAGGAAGAGATGCTGATTATAAAGTTACCACAAATGCTGCAATTCAGGATCCAATATTAGGACAGTATTACACTAGCCCAGCCGTAATTAGATACATTGATATTGACGGTGAAGAAACACAAATTAGGTATCCATCAAAATTTGAAGGTCTTCCAATTGGTTGTTTAATGCCAGTATTTAAAGATCAAACTGAAGAAGATGGCTGGGGCAATTTGAATGGAAAAATTAATTCAAGATTCCATGGTTGGATATGGTGCAATGGTGATTATATTTCAAAATATGAGTATCCTCTATTGTTTGAAACTATTGGATATGTTTATGGAGCACAAGGAGTTGGAGAGGCTCCTGAATTTTTCAGATTACCTGATTTTAGAAATAAAAAAGTTTTAGGCACTGGTACTATAGATGGTAATCAACCAGCATCACCAATTGTAAACCCAACATTTGGCCCTGCAAAAAGCACAACTCAAGACAAAGGTGGATTTATTCCTGGATGTACTGGTGGAATGTGGTTTATTGATACAGTTGGGGATCCTGGAATAAGTGGTTTAGCATCAGAAAACAATAGAGAATTTGAGCAAATTTATACAAATGAACTTGGCGATTTGCCAAATGAAAGTCCATTCTTCTCTATTGCAAATATTGTAACTAGAGGTTATTCAGAAATAACTGAATTAGTTGAATTTGAAGTTTCTGGTTATGTAAAAGGAGTTATTGGTATAGATAAAACAAAAATATTTGAAGTTCCTGCACATAGTCACCAAGTAGTTATGGGGCAACCAGACCCAATAAGAAATAAAGGTTATATTTCTTGGGGAGGAAAAGCTGGTCCAGCAAAAGTTGGTAGTTTAGGGCCACCAAATTCTTCTGCTCAGCCATACGAACAACCCTTATTAACTAATTTATGGGGTTATTCTACAAATGATTACAATATTAACAAAGATAATGCAATTGACGTAACAAGTAATTCTACTTTTAAAGGTTGGTTAAAAAGTGAGGTAACTTGGACTGGTTTTGGTGGTTTTGGTGGACAATATCAAGGAACTATTGCGGAGGAAGGATGGGGAAGTATAACAGTAAAACAAAATATGTTAGATGATGCTGATGATTCTTTGGATATTAATAGGTATATTGATACATGGGGTGGAAATTTTTCTTCATATTCAGATAATAAAAATGGAGAAAAAATTAAATTTATAGGTGCAGTAGATATACCAGTAACTCAAATCTCAATTTCTCCATATTCTTCTGCAGAAAAACCAGCACATAGTCATTATTTAAGTTTAATCGATCCTGGAAGTTCTACGGCTATTTACAGTTATGGAAAAAATGATGGACCTGGAGTTGCAATTAATCCACAATTTGATGATTTAACTGTTGAAGTTCAATTTGATTATGATGAAATTGGAATGGAAGTTTTACCAGGAGAATTTGTTTTAAATTCAGGTAAACAAATTATACCAACTCCTGGATTTTCTGCTCAAACACAGGTTCCATTATTAACACCATATGTTTGGGTTCGTTGGTTAATTAAAGCTTTCTAAATAATAAAAAATATTCTATCATGGCAACAATGTCTTTTAATCCAGATGATTTTATCATTGAGGAATTTCTTCCTCCCGAAGAAAAAAAACCAATTTTGGAATATACTGCCGAAAATAATATTATCTTTGTGAGATTTAAAACAGAAGATGGATCATACAAGTACAATTCTTTAGTATTGAATAATAATTTAAATAAAATACTATTAGAAAATATCCCAAATGAATGGTCTAATGATAAAGATAAATTAATTTCTTTTGGGATATATGATGATGGCACATATTTAATGACAAAGAAAAAATTAAAATATGATTTCAATACAAATTCTACTAAATGGATTAGCTATGATTGTAATAATTTAACATTAAATCAGGCAAAAGAATTTTTTGAAATTTTAAAGTCATTATTATTTGTTGAGCAATCAATCAAAACCTATGAGAAAGACAAAGAAATTTTTGATATTGTAACTTCAACTCAAGCATATTTGGATGAAGAATATTTAAATAAATGTATTGAAAGAGATAATCTATTAAGATCAAGCGATTTTAGAATTTTAGAAGATTATCCAGAAACTTTTGAAGGAGAAAAATTATTATGGATTGAATGGAGATCTAAATTAAGAGATATCGTCAAAAAAATGGAAGATTTTAATGAAATAGTTGATTATGTAATTTACTTAGAAAATTTCAAATGGCCGATAGATCCATTGGTATATTATGAAAAATTTACAAATCAAGATACACAATATCTTTCATCAGAAGATCAATATGTAAAAGATAGTTCATTATCATCAATAGATTCTTTAAATACTATTAAACAAAATGTATTATCTTCAGCACAAAATTTAAAGAGTTACAATCAAGGTGGAATTCCTATTCCAACTCAAGTTAGTAATGTTTTAGAGAAATATCGTTTGCTTGATGAAATTTTAAATATGGACACCATTAATTTTACAATAGGAGAATGACATGATAGTAAAAGATTTTTATCACTTTTTAATTGATTCAACAAAAAGAAATCAATCAACCATAATGTTACTAAGAACAATTGGTCCTGATTCTGTTGATGATTTTGAAAAAGCAAATAAAATATATTCTACTTATCATCTAAATTTACAATCAGAAGATCCAGAATTATTTGATAAACTTTTATACAATGAATTTGTGTTTGTTGAGTTTTCAGGAGAAGAAGAAGCATATAACTTTGCACTTGAGAATCTACCAATGAATAAAAACATTGATAATGATTATTTTATTCAATTTTTTATTTTTTCTAATGGATTGTATGTTTATTCAAATGATTCTTTAGCAAGTCTTTCTGATATAAAAAGAAATATTACACTTTAATATATTTTGTTTTAACCCCTGACAGAGTTATTCTACTGGGTTTCTTGAGGTTTGTCAACCCCCTATGCTAGTCAGCATTTCGTGACAGGGGTTGACAGCCTCCTTTTTTTGTGCCATACTATCTCTGTTGAAACGCTTTCGTCATGAAACTCCGCCCCCAGCAAGAGCAATCCCTCATCGCCATGCAACGCCACCAGTTCGGGCAGATCATCGCTCCTACTGGTGCTGGCAAGACTTTGATCATGATTTTTGATGCCATGCGTCGTATGCGTGAGGCTACCACACCACAAACCATTGTTGTTTGTGCTCCTCGTATCCTACTTGCAGAACAACTATCCAGTGAGTTTCTTGAGTTTATTGATAATGCTAATATCCTTCACATTCATAGTGGAGAAACGCATCACAAGAGCACAACCAACCCGCAGGTAATTGCTGCCTGGGATGAGATTGTTGATAATCACAAACTCATCTTTACCACTTACAACTCTCTTCGTCGTCTGAACGAATCTGAGATTCATATTGATGTCGCTTATTATGATGAAGCACATAACGCAACTCGCACTGACTTTTTCAATTCTGTGGCATCTTGTAATGCTACTAACTATTATTATTTTACTGCTACTCCCAAGCATCGGCGTTCTTCGCTCGGTACTGGGATGAATAACAGTATTGTGTTTGGTCAGATTATTTCTAATATCTCTGCACCAGAACTTGTTGAGCAAGGTTGCATCTTGCGTCCTACCATTGATATTCACGAGGTTGACTTTGAACGTCAGAAAGGTCTCAGTGCCGCTGACAACGACCACGAGACCCTGCTGGATATGATCGACGGATTGGACGCTAGGAACGCCCAGAAGGTGCTTGTAGCCGCTCCTAGCAGTAAAGTGCTGTGGCAGATGCTTTCTCGCACCACGGTCCTCCAGGACCTGTCTGAGCGTGGTTACGATGTTCTTCATATCACCAGCAAGTTTGGTGCTTATGTCAACCAAACCAAAGTTGATCGGGAGACATTCTTCGATACCTTCAATGCTTGGGGTCAGCAACCTGAGCGTAAGTTCATCATCTTCCACTATAGCATTCTATCTGAAGGTATCAACGTTCATGGTCTAACTCATACTATTCTGCTTCGTAATCTTCCCATTGTAGAGATGGCACAAACCATCGGTCGTGTGATTCGTCTGAACAAGGATGATGCACAAGACATTGCTGCTGGTAAGATTGAGGCAGGTAACTTTGCGATGTATCGCAAGAGCACTGGTTTCGTGACTGTGCCTGTGTTCAAAAACTACGGTAAGAAAACCCAGCGTCGTCTGGAAGAAGTCGTAGACACTATTTTTGTCAAAGGTCAACCCGCTATTGATGTCCGCTAATGTCCACTTCAAAACAAACGAAAGAAGAATTTCTTTGCCCAATGCCAGCAATCAATCCAGACACTGGTATGAGTTTCTTGGAACTTGCTTTGACGAATAATCTAAACAATTTCACTACTCATGTTGGATACATTAATTCAATGGTAGTTGGTGGGAAAATAAAACCAGAGCAAGGTTATGAAGAGATTAAAAAACTTTATAAGGCAATGAAATCATCTCGTAAATCATTGAAGGGATCATGGTTTTAAACTAAATATCTTAGATGCAATGTAAATTATGCTCTCATCTCAAACTCGTCTACGCCTTGAAGATATTGCAGCAAGAATCAAAGGGAAATTGAATGTTTCTTTTGAAGAAATGCAATGGGCACAGAAGTGGGCAGACCACAACAAAAGTGCAGAAGCAATCTTAAGGAAGGCAAGACGAATTGCAATTCAAGGGGAGGCAGAAGCAGGCAGTTTAGATGAGCTAATGCAGGGCTTGGATATTGGCGATCCTGATCCTTCTAATCATCTGATTGGTCCTCAAGACCCTACCACACTTGCTGATTGGTTTAAACAAGATAAAACAGATGATTGGAGGCAGAGGGATTGATGCTATATTATTACGCATTATTTACTGTATTTGCTATTGTTACTTACATGATTGTCGTTGACAAAAATGTAGCAATTTTTATTGAATTGATGGCACGATTTGCCGTAGTTCAAGTAAAACGTGCCTGGTGGATTGTTAGATTTCACCCAGCAAATCCAATTCCACGCTGGACATTAAACTGGCGTGTGGAACGAATGACTCGTAAACTTGAAAAGGAACTTAAAAATGACTCATTACGACAAATTGATTGATTCTATTAAACAAGAACTTTATGAGCACCACACCAATACATCAGTGTGGGATGAAAGAAGTGCTAATGAAAGATCACATAAAATTCTACGAATTGTAGAAGAATTTCAACAAACTCGTTTAACACCACGATGGAGGGCAAGCGACTAATGGACTTACGTTCTGGTAGAATTGTAAAATACATTGGTTGTTCACAAGAACAAATTAATTGGGGAAATAATGATGATCCAAGACCTTTATTATTTGTCGGTGACCAATATTACGTTGAACACGTAGAACATCATGGTTACCATACTAAAATAGAATTACGTGGTATCAAAGGTAAATTCAATTCGGTTTGTTTTAAATTATTAGAAAAATAAAATGAAACAATTATTTTTATTTGTACAACAAGGCTGTAGAGCATGTACATTTACTGAAGTACAATTAAAAAAAATCAACAATTGGGAAAAAATAGTTGATATTGTAGATTTGCTTTCTGAAAATGGTGAGCCAAATAAATTGGCAAAAAAATATGATATTAATTTTACTCCATCTTTAATTATTCTTGATTCAACTGGAAATTTAATTGATAAAGTTGTCGGAGCTAAAAAAATGGGATTTGATTTTTGGAAATCTTTACTTAATAGATATTTGGGGTAATTTTAATTATGAAAATACATTTATTTGTGCAAGAAGGTTATAGACCTTGCATGTATGTCGAGACTCAATTAAAGAAAGTGGAAGGTTGGGAAAATGTAGTTACCATTACCAATGCTAAAGAAAATGGAGAATGGTCAGCATTTGCTAAGAAATGTGGTGTTGAGGCAACGCCAACGCTCGTGGCGTTGACAGATGGCAACATTGTTGCTAAGATGGCAGGGTCTCAGGACATGACTTCTGATTTCTGGAGGGCTACGGTAGAAAAGCATGGGCATGTTTGATTATTTCAGATCTTCATATGATCTGGGAGAACAATTTACTAATGTAGTGTGTCAAACCAAAGACATCGAAGATGGTATTGGTGGCACAATGACTGACTACTGGTTAGATCCTGCTGGTCAGTTGTGGTATCCAGATTATCGTCACACACATACACTTGAAATCTATGAAGAGGGTCATCCAAAGTATGATCCAAAAAAGAGCTTTTTCAATCATGAATGGATACCAACTGGACAACACGGTAGATATCAACCTCACTACATCACTAAGTATGTTGAGGTGTATCCCGAACAATGGAAAGGAAAATGGGAAGATTGGCCACACTTAAAAATTCATTTTAAAAATGGTAAAGTACAAGATTACGAGGACATCACAGGACGATGAAACTAATTTCTTTTAAGCACCGTTATGATTATGGTCATGACTGGTATGTTCAAATCCTACACACAAAACATTTTGCATTTCTTCAAGCATCTATTAGTTGGAATGATTATGCCAGCTGGCCATACCTTCAGATCAAATCTGGAACTGGCAGTGTATTCAACTTGATATTCTGGATTTATAGATTCGGAATTGATTTTGGGTTCCTTGAACATACATGGAACTGGGATTATTTGGAAGACATTGATTCGGAGGAGGAAGATGTACAGCACACCAGTTAGATCAACAGCGCCAAAAAAGAATAATAGAACCACCTTGAATTGGTGGGAGTATTGGGTTGGTCATTGTTGGATGACAGGATGGCAAAGCATTGGCATTAACTTTAGAGTGTGGGCAGATCTAATTGGATCTTCCTATGAGAATTATGCTTTACTTAAAGATGTTGATCCAGAACAAGAATGTATTGAATGGTTCTGGGTTGGACTGAATGACGATGATGTTTATCCTAAAGAATTTCTTGAAGGTTTAATGGAAATGATGGATCGTATTGATCGAGGAGAAGAAAAACTCATTCCACTTGATGAAGATTTCTTTGATAGGTTGAAAGAACTTACTGATGGTGTTGAATTAAATAAGGAGGATTTTAAATGAGTGATAGAGCACAAAAACTGATGGATTCTGTATGGCATGAAAGAAATACTTGGGCAAATACAGAACAAAAACTTGTTGCAGCAATCATAAGAAAAAGCATTGAATATTGTAAAACATTGACTGCATCTAAGCTTGATAATTTATCAGTAATTGATAAAAATGATATTCTTCAATTATCAAAAGAAATTGAAAATATTAAATAAAATATACCTATAATTAAAAAAATGGAACAAATTAAATTGCGTAATATAGAATTTCGCTGGTCAGAAGAGTATCAACGTTATGAACTAATTAAATGGAATGGTGATCCATATTATTTTACAATTGCCTTATATGATAAAACTGATAGAGGTTATGAATTAAGAATAGTACGACCATCCTTATTTTTCCAAGATAAAGATAGTTGGACTGTTGCAAAACATTCTATAACATTTTTGAAACGTGATTTTGATCAAAACATTACTGCAGAAGAAGTTGACACTTGATTAACTGTCATACTTCATGTTGCATGAAACGAGTTTTAATTTACAATGATTTCAGTTGAATTAAATCAATGACCTACGACCAACTTTACGAGCACATTACCTTTTACGTTTCTCAAGAACTTGATGACAAGCGTAAAGCATGTTTGATTCTTGGTGCATTTATGGAGTTTAACCTTGATTGTCTTGATGAAGGTGTAGACCCTCGCACAATTGATATGACTGGATTTATTAAAGAGAAAGTTGATGAACTGGAGGCAATCAAATGAGCGGTGGACATTTTGGAGACTGTGGTTACGATTACTACAAGGTAGCACAGTTTGCTGATGAACTTGAAGTAGAAATTGCCAATAATGGTAAAGAAGGGAATGCAGAGGATAGTTATTCTTGGTATCCTGATCACGAACCAGAAGTAATTGAGTATCTCAAACAACAACTACCTAAACTTCGTAAGATGGCAGAGATTATGAGAATTGTAGATTATTTGTATTCTGGAGATATTGGTGATGATAACTTTTTTGGACGAATAAACGAAGTGGAAGCAAAGTATAATGATCCTATTCAGCAGATCTTAAATGATCCTGATGATAACTTGAATGAAAGGATCGCAAATGCTATGCAAGAAGCAATAGCAGAATATGACACTTGATCAACTGTCACACTCCATGTTGTATGGGGTGTCTTTTGGTCTATAATGACAGCACACGCAACAAAGCGATGACAGACCAACACACCATCAACGTCCAGATTGCTGACACGCTTGAGAAAATCCAAGAGATCAACCCTGTCCTGTATGGTATGTGGTATAGTAAGTTGTATCCTCCTCATGGTGACAACAAACACTGGACTACTGAAACTCTTGCCCGATTGAACAATCTTTTGAAATGATCAGAACAATTCTTAATCAGTTTCCAGTTAAGTATGGATCTTATACTGCTGAAGGTAACAAGATCCGCCGAACATTCTCCAACGGTTTCAGTTACATCGTAGAAGAATTTAACTCACCAGAAGAAGCACAACGCATCGTAAAAGATCTCAATCAACTTTTAAGCAAATGACTGAAACCAAAACCTATCCCTACCTCAAATACATTCCACATTTTGTTGCAATTCGGTTGATTGTGCTTGGTCCGTTTGCGATTGCACAATCAACGGCAGAGTTTATTTCCAACTCTCTGGACAATGTGTGCCATAAGATTGATAAATTTCTTCCATCACCTTATGTTGAAAAGCAAGTAGAATGGGATCAGTTGCCCAAACGAAATCAAGAAGCGATTGAGTATCTTGCAAAGAAACGAGACACTACCAAAGAACGAATTCTCATTCAAACTGTGAAACCATGACTAAATCATTACCACAAAAAACACACGCAGAGACACTAATCAAGGTCACAGAAGAATATACTTTACGACCCAAAACAGGTGATCGTGCTCGGGTATGTATTGCTACTCTTCAGTATCTGCTGGATAACTTTGCTTATGATTTTGATTATGATGTAAATGGTTGGGGTGGTTCTGTTAAATGTGTAGAAACTGAAGACATTGAACATCTTATTTACCAACTGCAAAAACTGAAATGATCGAAATCACATTTACAAGAGAAGAACTCCATCATCTTTATGAGGTTCTTCTTAGAAATCATATTCAAGTCAAACAATCAGTAATTGATAAGATTGGTAAAGAACTTATTGCCGATGAAATCTTTGATCTTCTTGACGATCTTGAGTGTTTAGATGCTCATTTAGAAGAAGAATGGCAAGACAAACTATGGTATGATGACCCAGAAGACGAGCACACTATTGCTGTAAAGAGAGATCCTAAAATGTGGAATCGCCAAACAATTGCTGAACTCAAAACTCTTATTGGTAAATTGGAGGCAAAATGAACTACCTTTGCCTTGTTGATGGTATCGTAGAATATGGCAGCACAGACCTCAACAACTTCAACCATTATCGTATGATGTATTACGAAGACCACAAAGATGCTGAAAATGTGGAGTATCTTGTGCTGACTGATGAAGAGTATGGTGCTATGTTCCCTGTGGAGGATGAAGAATGACTGACACCTGGAAGAAATGGAATATCTGGACTTCTATTCATCTCTTTGAGTATTGTGTGTATTCTTGGAGAAATCATATGTGGAACCATCTTGATGGGTATCCTAATGAAACCAGAATGAGAAACTTGTTCTGGCACTATCTAAACTATGGAAACACAAACACTTATTATGACTAACGAAGAACTCCCAGTATCAAATGAATTCATCACATTTGTAAGAATTCAACTTGACCACGAACAAAAACAACAACTCAATCGTTTCCTAAATCTCCATTATCTTGGTGATGTGAATTGTAATGAGTATGATGAGAACTTCAAACTTGTTCCCAAATACCCAGAGAAAGAAACAGAAGAGTTCAAAAATGCTATGTGGAGAGCAAATATGGTTCACGATTATCAAGTCAAAGTTGTGTATGATGTAAATGGTAAATGTAAATTGGAGTTGCTATGAACTACGAAACTGAAATCATCAACGGACATACAGCAGTTGTCCGTCATTTCTTCAAACCACACGAAATCAAAGTTGGTTCCCGTTGGATTGGTTCTTCTGGTAGTATTGTTGTGGTTGAGGGCATCAATCAGTATGGTTCTACTGGCACTTGGTATGAGGTTGTTTATTCCTGGGAAGAGAATGGTGTGAAGAAAACACACGACAAAGACCAATTTGCCTTTCAATGTCGTTATTGTTTGATTGTAGGATGAAACTCTTCCAATACGATAAAAAAGTTTGGGACGATGGTGATACTGACCGCACCTGGCAGTTTGGTATCATCAACAATAAAACATTACTTTGGGTTCATTATGAAAATCCCAGTCGTTTAGTTTTTAGTGATGGTGGATTACACATCCTATTCTCATTTTTTACTAATTCTTTATTTGGAGTAGATTTTCAACTTGGTAAGGTTGGTTTGAGTTTTAACTTTTTTACCGAATACTTTGATGGGTGGAGTGACTGATGTTCAACTTCAAAGAGGACTGGGAAGAACCAACCAAAAAAGCAATTCAACAAATTATTTCCTATAAGGGATACATTCCATCCAAAGACCTCAATGACTAAACTCTACAATCGTCCTATAAACTTCTTTGAGAAAATCCAAGTTGGTTGGTGGTGGATAGGACAAATCTTTGATGAATGGTGCCATACTATGAGAAGTGAAGACGGGGAGTTCTTTAACTATCTTCAAAGTGATTATGTCCGTTATGAACAGGAGATGTATTATGACTGACGAACAAATCCTTGAACTTGTGAGATTTCACTTTGAAGAGGGTGGGTTGAGAGACGATGGTAGTTGTTCTGAATATTTCGGAACTCCTGAAGATTTTATTGATTTTGCTCAAGCAATCTATGAAATTGGCAATGAGAATGGTTGGGAAAGTCACCAAGAAAGTGTATCCCTGAACTCCTCTTATCCTACTGATTATAACTATGACTAAACTACTCAAATACATCAAATCTCTAAAAACAATCTATGTTCCTTCACTTTGGTTTGGTGTTTTGTTAGTTGCTTTGTTCTTTCCACAGTATGTTTTGTGGTTTATGTTTGGAACTGCTTGGGGAGTATTGTGGATGATTGCTTATAATTGGTTTCACGACAAATAAGGACACTTCCCAAACTGTCCACTGACCTCACCACAGACCCTGTGGATGCCTTATAATATTCTCATACACAAAAGTCAAATGCCTGACGACCTTCAAAGAGAAGAAGAACTATTCTTCAAAGCACTTGAAGAATACAAAGAGAAAAAATCACAAGAACCAACAGACAAAACCACAAACACTCTACCAGCAGTAATCGCAGCAGTATTATGACCCTTACAAAAGATAGGATTGTATATTATAGTGCTTGGGTAGTTTGGATTTCTTGTTGTCTATCTCCTACATTTTTTGTTGCATATCTTTTGCATCAACAGTATGATTTTGATATAAAAATGAATGAATTAAGAACAGAACTTATAGGAGTGAAGAATGACTGACACCGCATACAAAGTTTGGGAAGCATTCAAAGCAGAATTGATTGTAGAACCCACAGAGGATATGAAACAAGCATTAGCATCTTCTATTCGTGTGATTTCTTCTCTCATTTATAGAGATGGAGTGCTTGCAAATGAACCTTGGCTTACTAATACTGCTCAAGAGCTAAATGAAATTGCTGGTGATGTGGAGGCACTATGAAAGAACAAGCAAAGAAAATAGATGATGCCTACTGGAGAGCAATAACTAATGTTCCCGATATTTACACAAAGGGTCGGGTGCGTTTTGCTGCTGGTCTCCGTGAGATTGTGAATGAGTATCAATACCATCACTTTGGAGAAGGTGAGGATATGGTAGTTGATGCTCGTGTGCTTTATGAACTTGCTGATGAATTGGAGGCACTATGACTGAACGAGCACAAAAAGTAAAAGAAGCATTTTGGGAAAACACAGAATATCCAGATGACCTTGATGAATGGAACCTTGCTAATGCTCTCCGTGAAGTCATAAACCAACTCCAACAAAGCCCTGGTGTGATTATGTGTGCTGATGTGTTAGAATTGTGTGAGGAATTGGAGGCATTATGATGACTAACGAACAAATCCTTGAACTTGCTAATGAGTACCTTGAAGAATGGGAAGCAGATGAGGATGGTAAAACCTGGATGGAGTTCTCTGGAACTGCTGAAAAGATTATTCAGTTTGCTCAAGCAATTCGTAGAGATGCTCTTTATGAGGCAATCCATTTACTTTCAAATGTCCCTAATCCAGAAGCAAACCGAACAGCAATCAATCGTATTACTATGGAGTTAGATTGAAATGACTAACCATAAACAAGAACGAGCAAAAAAGATTATGAGAGCATACGAAGCAGAAGATACTTACAACTTTCCAAAAGACGGAGTTGCTGCTGCTATTCGTGCTATGGCAGATAGTTTTGCGTATGATGATAATGGACTTGTTTGGGTTACTGCTGATGACTTTTATGAGATTGCGAATGAACTGGAGGCACTATGAAAAACTTTGATGGAATTGATTGGGCAGTTTTGTTTGTATTTTTTATTGCAATCGTTGCTGGTGCTATCATCACCTATGATGCTCAACAACAACGAGTGCTCTTCCAACAAACATACAATAAGAACTTAGAGTGTCGTCAAGCACTCAAAGACCAAACAGTAGGAAGAGTGAATGAGATTTGTGGAGATGTTCCTGTGATTGGAGATTTTGTGAAATGAAACTCACAAGAATGATATTTGATAAGTGGAAAATCTGGATGCGAGTTCCAGTAAAAACTAATCTATGGTCTCTTGAAGGAGACAAGGAAGGATTGGGTTTTTATGACTGGTATTGTATGAATTTCTGGTGGTGTCTCAATCACGATTGGTATAAGATGAATAACAAAATGTATGCCTATACTGGTTGTGAAGACCCTTATACTGAACCCAGAGATTTTGATGATTATGAAGAGTATTGGAGTGAAAAATGATTGAACTTCGTATCGTTGAGAATGAACTGGGAATGAAACCAGATATTCAGTATCGTCATCATATGCTTAGAGTTGATGCAAATGGAGCATTATGCCCACCTCCATATGAGTATGTGTGGAGTGAATGGATGACTGCTCCTTATGTAAATGTGGAGGAGATTGAAAATGATTGAAATCAAAAAATCTTATGTCTTGGAACTAACAGAGCAACAAACAAAAGAACTCTACTGGATTTTGAAAGATGTAAATTTGGATGTTGATAATGAGTTGAAACTTGTTTATCACGAACTAAAAAAATTATTTGATACGGGGATACGATGAAACACATTATTTCTTTTCTATTTCAATTTCCACTTTACTATTTTTTGTATTATGGAGTCTCATCACAAACTGGTTTCAACTTCTGGTGGTGTATTCCAATTTGCACTGTGACTGGTTTGTCTTATGAAATTGGTGAAATGGTGAGGAGAGGAGAACTGTGAAAAAGTATCGTATCAAAAAAGAAACTTATGGTAATACTACAAAGTATTTTCCACAAGAGAAATTTTTGTATTCTTGGTATAATATCTTTGCCTATGAGGTTTATTTTGATGGTGGATACGATACTCTAGAAGAAGCACGGAAACGACTTTGTGACTATTGTAGAGAACCTGTTGTAGAATATCTGGACTTTGACCCTGCGAGGGATTGTAAATGACTAACTGGAAACAACTCATCCAAGAAGCAATGAAAACTCACAACGAAACCTTTGATGATGTTGTGAGTTCTACTCTTACAGAAGAAGAACTCCTTGAAATGTTTGATGATGGTTATGGTACAAATGAAGGAACCCCATTTACTTTATGGACTACAAATCGTGTGTATTTTCCAGTAGTTTATGATGGTGCTGAATGGGTAGAAAGTGTATCACGCAATCCTGATGGAAAACCAACATCTCATTTTGGAGGACAATAAAAATGAAAGTTTATTCACTATACTTTAAAGAAAAATTTGTAGTAGCATTTCCAAACAGGGAAGATGCTATTGATTATGGTAAGGAGTATTATGATAGGTATGCTTGGGATTGTAATATCCTTGAAGAGTATTTGAATAAGACACCTTATCAAATGTATACTCCTCCTTATACTACACCTAATACTATTCCTTGTAGTTCTCCTAATACTACAAAGTTGGTTCATACTGCTCAACCTAATGACCCAAAGCCTTATTTTGATACTTATGGTGGAGTGAAAGCAGAACCTTATAAAGATGTGAGTATAAGTTGGTATGGAGGTTATAGGGACCATTTGGGATTATGAACGAAACACTCAATAAGAACCTCACACTCATTCAAGAGGTTGCTACAAAGGCACTTGAAGAACTCAAGAATTCCACAGAACGATTTGGTGGTGTAAATTATGCTAACCTACGAGTGGTGGATGTATGGGTGAAGTATAGTATTCACGAAGAGGATTTGGAGTATGGTGTGCTGATTGAAGAGTGCTCACCAACTGCTTATGATTTACAGGATTATATGGTATTATATCTTGTAGAAAATCTTCCCAAACATTTGGGATTGAATGTATCAGTGGAGTTGGATTGGTAATGACTAAAACTCAATCAGCATTAGAACGAGTTATTCTTGAACTTGATAGTTGGTGTGATAATTGGACACCGACATCTTATAATGACCCTCGGATTAGTTTGAGACAGATTGCTGACCGTGCCCGTGATGTTTTAGAGGAAGAGAAAAATGACTGACTTTCAACCAACACCACAAACACCAGAACAAGTTGCCGATGGATTGCGTAATGCTTTTAGACAAGCAATGAAAGATGGTGTGATGGATGCTACTCCTTACTTGAAAAAAATGACTTTTAGCACAGATATTGAAAAAACCGAAGCAGAAATCAAAGTGCTTCAAAAGAAACTTGAACTCCTGAAAGAGATTGAGACACATAAATCTCAACTACCAAGAATGACTTTTGATTATGGCGGAAAGTTTGAGATTGTTTCTTATAATAAAAAATCTTATTATCGTTTTGAGTTTCCTGATGAGGTTTATTGGTATAAGAGAACTAGTCACGAGACCTACTTGGATTTGAAGTTAGAACGGATTACTGATGGTGAAACTCACCGTCTTCTTGAAGGACTTTGGTTCAACGATGTGCGAAAGGGAAATTATGACTAACACTCAAAAAATTCAATCCGAAATTGATGAATTACATAAAAAGTTTGATGTTCTTCAATCACAATCTGCGTCTTTAAGTGAATTGAATGGTGTGCGAAGACAGTTAAATATTGCTTATGAAAAGTTGAGGAAGAACTGAAATGACTGAACCAGAAATCATCGTAGAACGAAAAAAATATGGAAGTTCTGCTATGGATTATACTATGAGAGTTTATCAAAAACTTGATGAAGAAACTATAATGATTGATGGTGTGAAGTATCAAAAAGTAGAAGAACCAAAACCAAAGATACTTTATGAGATGTTCTGTAAGGAACACGGACAATTTATAAACAGAGATGTTATTTGTGAGATTGTTGAAAGATGGTTGCCTGATGAAGATGATGGTGATGATAGATATGCTTGTGGTTGGAATGATTGTGTTGAAAAGTTGAAGTTGAGGTTAAAATGACTGAACCATTAAATCATAAACTTGATATAAGTAAAATCAAAACACTCACAGATGTAAAGAATGTCTTTGAGTGTATGAATTTGTATTCTTATGCTGAAGAAGACCACGAAAAGTATGAACTCCTCAAAGAATACTTCACAATTCCAAACGAAGCACAAGAACTCAAATTTGAATATCCACGCAAATCCTTGGAAGAAATCTCACAAGAGTTTGATGAGAAGATTGATAAACAGATTGAGGATGTAGAGTATAAGTTCGCACAACTTAAATATTATCAAGAGTATCAGTTTAGTAAAAAGATTACCAAGATTATTGAGGATATTGAATATGCTCGTGAGAATGGAAGATTTCCACTCAAACTTACATTAGATTACTCTAAACTTACTGCGACTGGTAGTAATATTACTTCCACTTTTGTAATCAAACAAGGAAATAACCACGAAGGTTATTATACCTTTGGTAATCGTAAGTATTTCAAGTTTTATATGCCTGATAAACCTAATGCGATTGTTCGTTTCTTTATGAAAGTTTGTCTTTCTTTTGTATGGGTAGACACTTGAAGAACTGGCACAGGAGCATCCCACAGGGGCACCAGATGCCTTATAATACTCTCATACACAAAGGAACTTCAAATGGCAATTGACACCAGCACCTGTATCAGCATCCTTCCTGATGAGGACTGGTATTACAAAGTTGAAGATTCAAATATTGTCACCAGGGATGATGGTTGTACTATTTCCTATTGGCAAGATGGAAAACAACATACTTACATTACTATGGAAAAAGAAGAAGCACTTGCAATCGCAGACGCAATCTACAAACTCTTTAAGAACTGATGCACTACGAAACTGACATCATCATTCATCAGTATTCATCTGATGGAGATTTTTATTACAAACTCAAAGTCACAGATGTAATGAATATGGATTACTACTATGAGGGTAGTGCTCTAACTCTTGATAATGTTATGGAATGTATCCAACTTCACCTCAAACAACACCAGAACTGAAATGACTGACCAAGAAAAACTTTACAAACTCTGTATTCTTGAGTTGCTGATTGCGATTGATGAGGATGTAGTGGATTGGAGGAACTATCCTAAACTCTGGGAAGCAGTTAAACTTGCCGACAGA